GCGCAACTGACCGAGCCAACAAAGTGTTTGCATTTGATAGCTCTGGCAACTTACAAATCTCTCAAGAACTTGGCACGTATCGTGGCAATTGGGCGGCAAGCACAGTATATGCGGTGCGGGATCTGGTTAAAGACACCAGCACTAATAATATCTTCATAGCGGTCACTGCGCACACAAGCTCGGGATCTCAGCCTCTTACAACAAACACGGACGCAGCCAAATGGGCGTTGATTGTTGACGCCGCCACCGCGACCACAAGCGCCAGCACAGCCACGACGAAAGCAAACGAGGCAGCAGCGTCGGCTACCTTGGCACAAGATTGGGCGATAAAAACTGACGGTACAGTAGACGGCAGTAATTTTTCTGCAAAGTATTGGGCAACAAGTTCTGACGTTATTGCCGTTGCTGGCAAAGCCACAGAAATCGGCAGATTAGGCACCAGCGATGCTGTTGCTGATTTGGCCGTTTTAGGAACGTCTGACGTTGTGTCGGATATGAATACGCTTGGCACAGCAGCAATTGTTGAAGATATGAATTTGTTGGGAACGTCCGCAAACGTCACGGCGATGGGTGTTCTCGGCACATCTGCAAACGTCACGGCTATGGCTGCAATTGCGGGTTCTAGCAGCGTTGAAATTCCTGCGCTTACCGTAAAAGCAGGTGATGGAGCAGACGGTAACTTTTTTCTAATCGCAGATAATAGCGATGATGATGGTGATGATTGGCTCATTGCCGCCAAACACGATCCGTTAAAAACGCTGCAGATAACTAATAATTTCGGCACGTCAGGCGGCGTGATGCTGACGCTGACAAACAGCACAAACCTTACATCGGAAAGTACTGCTGCATTTGCTGGCACTGTCGGTGTTGGCAATTCTGTGAAGTTTGAAAACTCAGTGAATGGTAGCTATGTCGGGTCAATCTCAGTAAAATCTGCAGCTACATCTAGCAGCGCACGGACCATCACATTGCCCGACCTAGATGGAACTGTTGCGCTTACCAGCCAACTAAGCGGCGTAACTGCTGGTCTAGTCACTGATTTATCTCCGCAGCTCGGCGGCAATCTTGATGTAAACGGGAAAGATATTGTTTCAACCTCAAACGGGGCTATTGAACTTGATCCACATGGTTCTGGCAAAGTGGTTTTTAAAGGAAATGCAACCAAGGGCAGCGGCCAGTTAGTTTTGAACTGCGAACAAAACAGCCACGGCATCACGATTAAAGGGCCACCTCACAGCGCAAACGCTGGCTACACACTTACGTTGCCGAATGATGATGGTTCTGCAAATGAAGTGCTTAAAACTGATGGCAGCGGCAATCTGGATTGGGTCGCTCAAACAACAGATACGAATACAACGTACAGTGTCGGCGATGGCGGTCTGACTCAAAACAACTTTACAAACACGTTGAAATCCAAACTAGATGGCATTGAAGCGAGTGCAACTGCCGACCAAACTGATGCTGAAATTAGAACGGCTGTTGAGGCTGCAAGTGATTCAAATGTATTCACAGACGCTGACCACACAAAACTTAATGGTATTGCCGCATCAGCTAACAATTACGTCCACCCCAACCATTCGGGAGAAGTAACCAGTACGGCAGATGGCGCGACTGTAATCGCTGATAATATTGTTGATGAGGCTAATCTCAAAGTAAGCAATAGTCCAACTAATGGATATTTTTTGTCGGCACAAAGCGGAAATACAGGCGGTTTAACTTGGGCGGCTAGTGGTGGGGGCGGTTCATCTGACTATGTACATATTAGTACACAAACAGTTAGCAGTGCTACAGCGCAAGTTGAATTTGATTTAAGCAGTTCCTCTTATGGTAGTTATTATATATTTGCACATGATTGTGCTTTTAGTGCGGCCCCTTCAAACCAGTATTGTTTGTATTTCGTTTTTTATAATGGTGCATACAACAGTAGTTCTATTGGCACTAACAGAATGAGCCTTAAGTATCAACAAGGGGTAGAGAGCGCTAGTAGTATCGCAACAGTCTCGGAATGGGCATATAACACTACCATGCTCTCAGGCACCACCCCAACCACCGACACAAGGTTTGGATTTACTGGAGTAATTGGTGGACGGACTAATAGCCCAGTTGATTTAGATGGTTATTTTGTTACCGGAACGAGTTCTTCTGCCGCGCCTAGAATCCGTGCTATTGCGCCAAACAGCAGCGGCAACATGACATATATGATAGTCAAGCCTTCGACGACAACTTTTGCTGCGGGCAAATTCGCACTCTATGGACTAAAGGACGCCTAAATGAAAAAATTAGTAAACAATGTTAGTGTTGATATGACCGCGCATGAGATTGAAGAGCATGAAGCGGCAACGCCCACCGTTTTGCTTGAGGCTTACGCACGGGAGCGACGTGACTTATTGCTATCCCAAACGGATTGGTGGGCCGTGTCAGATCGAACAATGACTTCTGCACAACAGCAATACCGAAATTTGTTGCGCGCAGTGCCAGAGCAATCTGGCTTTCCAGATAACATTTCCTGGCCAGTTAAGCCAGTATGATGCATCATGGATAAACACTTACCGCAAGTGGCTGTCACCGTTGCGCTGTTGGCTCAAGGTGCTGCGGTGATTTGGACAGTCTCATCTATGGTTGGCAGCATAGAAAAAACAAGCAACGACGTATCACAGATGCAGTCCCGAATGTCGGATTACGAAGACGAAATGCACCAAGCGGAGCTTGTAGTTACGCGCATCGACGCCAACCTTGAGGCCATTCGTGGCGCTATCGATCTGATGGTTGCCGCACGATAGAAACATATCACGCATGGGCTAACGCCTAAACACCCCCCCTAAAATTTGAAGTGAGTTACGTTATGGTTGCTGAGATCTTGGCAGGGATCGCGCTTGTCAAAGCGTCGGTTGATTTCGTTAAAGGCAACATTAATACGGCGAAAGATATTGGAGAGATTGCTGGTCAAATCAGCGCGGCGCTCTCGGGACAACGCGACTGTGCCAAGGCTCGCGCCAAAGACAAAGGCATGTCGATAAAGCAGCAGTTTGGAAGCGATAGCCCAGCCCAAGCCGTGATTGACGCAAAGCTTGCCGCCGAGCTTGTCAATGAGCTTAAGTTTTTGGTTATTGACCGGTTTGATCTGAAAACTTGGGACATGATCGTAGAGGCCGAGCGCGAAAAAGTGAAAGCAGATGCCGAAATAGCTCACGCTCAAAAAATAGCCAAAGCTGAGAACGCAGAACAGATGCAAGAAATTGCTGTTGTCGGCGCAAGTCTGGCTATCGGCATTCTTATCATCGTCGGAATTGGCCTGGTTATGTGGGCGATGGAGGTGAAGTAATCGCAAAATGGTACATTTAGATAACACTTCGGATTACGATTTAGATGGCGATGGGAAAGTGTCGGCGGCTGACGTAGCCACCGCAGCGCTTATTCAAGACCAAGAGGACAGCGCACGAAAGCACCTGGCCCAGCTACGGCTTGCCAGGTACGCCATGATTGCGATTGGCGTATACACGTTGCTCATGTTTATGCCGTTTGTACCTGATAGCAGGATTAAACTGCTCACCACAATTAGCGATCTTTTTTATATATCAATGGCGTCAATCGTTGGCGCGTTCATGGGCTTCACTAGCTACATGAGCCGCAAATGACCGAGCACGAAGCGCGTCACGCAGAGCGTGAATATATTCTCAGCCTGATCGACCAACAGTTTCCCCTTTGGGTCGGCAAGTACCTTCGCAAAATCTTATCGGAGAAAAAGCATGAGCATACTTAATGCACTGATAGGGCCTGTCTCTGGGCTCCTAGACAAGTTCATCGAGGACAAAGACCAGAAGGCACAAATAGCATTCGAGCTCAGCACATTGGCTGAGAAGCAAGCACATGAGCTGGCGGCGGGACAGATCGATGCAAACGTAGCAGCGGCCAAGCACCCGTCCTTATTCGTGGCAGGAGCTCGCCCCGCAATAATGTGGATCTGTGCGCTTGGACTACTCACACAGTTCTTCATCATGCCGATCGCGGAGTGGGCCACGGCTATCTGGATGCCAGGCACAGCACTCCCAGATTTAGCAACCGGCGAGCTTATGACTTTGACGCTTTCACTTCTCGGGCTTGGCGGCATGAGAACTTGGGAGAAGAGCAAGGGCGTGGCGCGGGAAAACCTCAAACAGTGAAAAGGAGTTAATATGGCTTACGGCAAGAAACAAAAAACAATGCTGAGCAAACACGCAACTCACCACACCAAGGGCCACATGGATGAGATGAAAAAGTCCATGAAGAAGGGATCAACATTCAAGGCCGCTCATAAAAAAGCGCAGAAAAAGGTAGGAACATGAGAGACGTAAACGAGATCATAATACACTGCACAGCGACACGCCCTGGCTGGATGGCAGATAGCCCTGCTAAGGATATTGTTGCGGAGGTCACGCGCTGGCACGTGGAGGACCGAGGATGGTCAGACTGCGGATATTCGCACATCATTTCACGTAAGGGCGAGGTCGGCGCGGCACGTCCAGAGCACAGGTCGGGCGCTCATTGCAAAGGTAAAAATTCTACAAGCCTGGGCGTCAGTCTATGCGGGGGCAGGGGCGGTGAAGCTGATGATGCTTTCGAGGACAATTTCACACCAGCTCAAGAGGCTGCATTGCGTGATCTGATTGCGGATCTCAAGCAGAAATATCCGACCATTACCAAGGTCTCAGGCCACAATGAGTACGCAGCAAAAGCTTGTCCGTGTTTCCAAGTCAGTGATTGGCTGATCTGATGAAGTCACCGGCCTGGACCCGCAAAGAGGGGAAGAACCCGAAGGGTGGTCTGAACGCAAAAGGCAGGGCAGGGACCGGCATGAAGGCTCCGGTAAAGAGCGGCGACAATCCTCGACGAACTTCATTCCTGGCGCGCATGGGCGGGATGCCTGGGCCAGAAAAAAAGGACGGCAAGCCTACCAGATTGCTGCTCAGTCTACGCGCTTGGGGTGCCAGCTCAAAGGCAGATGCCAAACGTAAATCCACACTGATTTCCAACCGCAACAAATCAAAGAAAGCTTGAACATGAAACAAGGTCTCTACTCAAATATGAACGCTCGGAAGAAGGCAGGAACAAGCCGGTCAAAAAAAAATAGTACGGTCAGCCCGTCTGCCTATAAAAATATGAAGGCCGGATTTCCAAAGAAGAAAAAGAAGACGATGCTGTCCTAACATCTTGCGACCCGAGGTCGCGAAAGGGTCGCGGTCGCAGAGTATTACTGTGGCCGAGGGCTCCTTGACAATACCTTTAAGTGACTGATATGCAACATAAAGCACAAATAAGATAGCCTTAGATACACATCAAAACGGTTTCGAGCCCCGTCAACCGCGCCAACTAAACCTAATAAAATCAATACTTTAGCGGAAAAACTAGCCATTTGGGTCGCAAGTCGGTCGCAAGGATTCCGCGCAGTTGACGGGAAATTAACACATCAAGCCTTGTATCTTATCTTATTGTGCGCTATTTAATTGACGTAAAGCGTCAAGAAATCGTGGAGGAAATGGATATGATGCAATTAGAAATCAGCTTTAGGCAAGGTCGAAAGAATCAAGGCAAGTCTGCCTGGTGTATGGATACGCGCTCTGTCTTGAAGCAGGGCAAAGAAAAATTCTTTCCAACAAAAGAGGCGGCGCAGCAATATCGTGCGCGGCTCAGCAAAGAGCTGGTTAACGTAGACACAGATGCTTGGAGCTACACCTTTGCAGATCTGGCAAAGGCTTATCTTTCCAATGTCGAAAGACAGTTTGAATTTGGCGAGCGGAGCAAAAGCTACTTTGATGACAAAGTGCGTTATATTAACCAATTCATTTCGTGTAATGTAAACGGACAGCCTGTTGCAAAAACGAGGGTGAGCGATCTTACTCTTGGACAAGTCCAACTACAAATTATGGATGAGCTGAAGCTCGGCAAGTCAAAAAAAACTATGCAAAATTTGTTTGGTGCCATTAACGGCTTTATGAAATTTGCTTGCGTTCTTGGTTGTCGGGAAACGAACCCCTGCCTTGGTGTTGAGATAAAATTTGACATAAATAAACCTCGGAAAAAAACAAAGGCGTCGAGCATTCAGCCAGATGTGATTTCAGCAATTATTGCGAAGATGGATCCTGAGTGGCAATTGATCACAAGCTTTGCGGCAAACATCGGGCTTCGCCAGGGCGAGCTGCGAGCTTTAACTTGGGGTGATATTCTTTGGGACAGAAACAAAGTAGATATTAACAAAGCATACAAACATCGTGCTGGTGTTGGTCAGACTAAAACTGAAGCGGGGGTTCGTAAAGTGCCTCTAGGCAAATCTTTAAAGAAGGCGCTCCAAGAACATTACATTGCGCAGGGCAGGCCATCCGACAGCACTTTGGTCTTTCCGTTTAGACCTGGCGTTGGAACAAGACACGCGCACTTTCATCGTGTGCCTGGATCAGAAAGAAAACACAGAGATTTCTTACATGCTGTGCATAGTGCCTGTGATGCCGCTGGCGTTGATCGAATTACGTGGCACGATCTACGGCACTTCTCAGCCTCAATGCTGTTGAAGAAATATAAAAATGATATGTGGGAAGTGAGCAAGCGTCTCGGCCATGAGCAAAAGTCCACGACCGAGAATATCTATGGCCACTTCATCGAAGATGTTACCGACGATGAAGAGGAAGATCTCTTAGCGCTTGGGTAGTGTGATCACTATGTTCTGCGTCTCTTCATCAAAGCGGGAAGCTATGTCTCCCGCTTCTTTTTTATCCTGCTCACCGATTTGGAAAGCCTCTTCCAAGACAGATTTCGATACGAAAACAGACCGGCCCATGTTTACGGTCTCGCAGTTCGATCGCACCAGGCGCATTGTTCTTTTGTAGATAGCAGGGGCGTCATCACCAAACAGTAACATCGACGCCTCTTTCATGGTTAATAATTTACCAGCCAATGTCATCCTCCAATTCATCCATTTTGGCTGGAGCGTAGCCTTGCTGCTGCTGCGATGGAGCGTAGCTTTGCTGCGGATCGCGTGGCGCATTGGTGAATAGCGGAATGTAGGCCACCCGTGGAAACTCGCGAACGTCCTGGGCTGCTGTGCGCTCTGCTAATGTGATACCAATCTCCACACCAGCTTTGACCATCTGCATATATAAGTCCTCACAGATTGCTTTCTGCTGCTCTGTCATTGGGTCGTACCTGTTTGTGTTGTCGTTCCATTGAGTGCGAATATTGACGTAGGCTGTCGCTCGATACTCTTTTGATGCAGACAGATCGTTCTTTAGTTTTAATGTGGCTTTAGAAAAATGAGGCACTTTACCTGACTCCTGTGTTTAGGGTTTCAAATTTGGCTGCGTAAACATCTTTTAGTTCTGCAGTCATTTCGCGATCGTATTCTGCAAGCGCCTCACGCTCTCCTTTGGTATCTTTGGCCCACTTAGCGAGCTGATACTTTTGATCAAAGTATTCTATTTTGCGTTTCTCCTGGTCCACCCAAATGCGCCATTCATCAGCGTTCTCAATAGGTGGTTCGTCTAGCCTCGGTGCCTGTTGTTTGTGCTCTGCTTTCTGCTTTGGTTTCTCCGGTGGTTTTGGTTGTGGTCGTGGTTCTGGCTGTGGCCTGGCTGCTTGGATGCTGGCGTTGCCATCATCATCCTCTGGCGCAAGGCCAACCATGCCCAGGATCCCATAGCGGCGCGCATATGTGATTGCGCTGCCGAGCCCCTGCATGTCGTTCTTCTGCAGTACAAGGTACACCACAGAGCTCCAGGATGCCCCTGTGGTATGCAAGAGAGTGGTTTGTACGTACTGCCCATAATCATCATGGCCATTGCTCTGCAGCACAGCGAAACTGTTTTTGTGAAAGGCTTCCTTGCAAGCGTCAACACAGCTCGATAAACTGGCGTACTTAGATTGAAAGTGCGGGTTTGTTGCATCCTTAAAAACTGGATCACAGGCACCTTGTGCTTTAATCAGATCGGCAATAGCTGAGCTTGCTGTCATGGACATAACTCCTCATCGAGAAGATCGTCAATTGCTCCGTCTAGTCGAGCTTGCGCCTTAGTAAAATCAAATGAGATTGATTTAACCATGTGCTCTTGGTGCTTATCTAATCCAATTATTTGCGATCCCCAAAGCTCAAGGGTGTTCGCATATTCTTTTGATAAAAAGTTAAGATACATAAACTCATGCAAAGTAACCTCGAGCTTAACGGTATTGCTGGTTTCGATAAATTCATGTTTCATTGGTTTACTCCCCACATTTTTTTAGCTTCATCGAGATACCCTGGCGGCTCGCTCCAATAGATTGCGTTCCAATCCGGCGACACCAGGCCAAGTAATTCATCTTTGGTTGTGGCAGCGCGCAGTATGTTCTCAGTGGTCTTGTGAAACAGAGAGATATCAGCCACCACATCGTGCAGATAATCATCCCGCAACTCTGGGCAATTGCTCTGATCAAAGATCCGATAGTCTGTTGCGTTTGCATAAACCAAAAACGGCGGCTGATGCCCGTTCAATGCCCAAAATCCTGCAGCCTGGTAGACATTGTTTAGATCAAACATGCCGGTCAGCGAGCGGGGCAGGGATCCTGCAGTCCAACCAGACTTGCTTGTGCTACTCATGCGGGACCACTTTGTTTTTAGATCTCCACGGCGTCCGTAATCTGGCTTGGTGAAATGAGGTACAGCGTTCCCAGGCAGTGTGCCGATCAGATCAATCTCCTTAATGATCCGGTTGTCGAGGCGCATGGCTTCCTTAAGACCTAAAACAGCGTGTTCGATCACCATCGGCAGCTCATCCAGGTACTTGTCTTGACGGGCTCTGTCGTTGTCCAGGACGCTCTCGTTGTAATCTTTGGGCGAGTAGTGCCGCAAATCACGCACGGCGGTCTCTGTGGCCTCTGACAAGCTCAGTGTGGTTTCGAACTCATCTGGCACAAGGTGCAAATCAGTGGCCGTTTGCACGGCTCTGCCTGCTTCCATATTGGCGCTGGATCTATTTGCTTTTAAGCGATCGAGCGTCATGCGCGCCGCTTTTTTTTCGATTGAGGAAAATGATTCGGTATTTAAGATTTCATATGCGGCATCAACTAATGGTCTAACGTGCGCTTTTTCATAGATTGTCTTTGCACGATCTTTCGAGCGTGGGTTTGAATGATGCCAGTAATTATGTCGTGTAGACCAATCTGGAACGTCTATCAGCATGATTCTGATTCTCCCCTAGTGTAGGAAAGAACGTATATTTAGTTGTCGGTATTCGTCAAGAGTGATCGCGGATTAAATCATGCGCCTTCGGTTTCAATGATAACTCCACGTAGGTCTGGACGCCAAACCATACTGATCAGGGGCGTGGCCCATTCAAGCTTTAGACCTGATGTGATTGGTTCTTGGTTCTCTAAAAAAGACTTCTGATCGAAAAAATCACTATCAGCCCAAGGGTTATATATAGCATAAGTCCCCCGAGGCTCTGGATATACATATCCAAACATAATTTTTCCGTCTTTAATTTTAGCGTAGGAGCAGTTTTCGACACAATCCTTGCTTACGATACCCTGATCAATCGGATCACACAAAACTATGCCCAAACTATTTCTGTATTGGATCCACGGACCCACATAGTCCTTATGTATATCGTAAATAACAGCACCAACATTATGCTGATAATGATCGTTCAGCCAAACTTTGCCCTTTGGATATTTTGCATCTTCGCCTGGTAAAAAGTTTCCTGTCTTTTTACCGTTAGCACTCGTTACGTTGTATGCAACTATATCAATTGCCTCAGTTCTAAACATAATTTCTTGTGCGCTACAGCCGAGGTAATCCGCGTACTCTTCAGCATCATTTAGGGTGAGCTGGATCTTTCCGTGGATGTGCCTCGATAAAGTTTCGGGCGTAATTCCTTTGCGCTCAGCCAATACCTTCTTTTGAAGGCCACTTTTTTTTATCATTAACTCAAGGTTATTATCCATATACATTTTGTAACCCCTTAACGGTTGCCGTCAAATCCCTTTTATTTAGATAAGTCGCTTGTCAGAATACGTCAAGCATCTTATACTTTACAGTATGACTATTGATGAATATCGCCTGGGAAGAAATTGGTCCTACACCGAGCTAGCCCGTCAATTGGGTGCAGCTCACGCGACTGTTGCGCGACGCTGGTGCCTGAAGATGGATGATGAGGACCGGTTAATTCCGAGTCAAGCATTTATGGATCGCATTATTTTACTGACAAGTGGTGAGGTACAACCCAATGACTTCTACATTCGCCGCGAATAATCCATTAAGCGAAGATGATTTACAGCGTCAAGTTGCGGCTTACCTAACGTCAACCTTACCCGATAAATGTGTCTTTCATCACAGCCCCAACGAAGGTGTGCGCCGTATCGCTTTTAAAATGCGTCTCAAATCAATGGGTACGAGATACGGCTGGCCGGACCTGGAAATATTCGCAGCAGGCAGTGCAACGCACAGCGGCAAACCCACAGCCTTTTTCATCGAGCTCAAAACTAAGAAGGGCAGGATGAACGGCAACCAGGACCAGATCCGCGACGAGATTATTGCAGCAGAATTTAATTGGGTGCTCTGCAGATCGCTTGATGATGTCAAAGAATACATCCAGCGCGTGATCAAGATGAGGGATATCGCATGAGCCCAACCTGGTCGCCAATCAAGCCAATTCTCGATCGCACAAAGATCGTCTGCAAAAGGTGCAGGGGCGTAGGCCAGCGGCGTGTCTCTTTCCTCGTTGAGTATCCTGAAGAATACCAGGGCGATATCCCAACATATGAAATGATCAACTGTGATGTCTGCAATGGCAGCGGTGAAGTGGAGCTAGATGTTGCCCCGCCTCGATTTTAATCCATATATTTTGCCACCAGGCAATGTGTTGGTTAGTTTTTCCGGTGGAAGAACCAGCGGCTACATGCTGCACGAAATACTGAAGGCCAATGACGGCTTGCCTGACCGCGCAAAGGTTGTGTTTGCCAACACGGGGCGGGAGATGCCCGAAACGCTAGA